TGACTTATCGAAATTAATAAATAACTAATATTATGAAAAAACATATTTTAATACGTAGGTTTATAGATGAATATAAACCAACAAGCAAACAATTAAGAATCTTTTGTAAATATTGTGGTGTTATTGGATCTGATGCCAAGCAACTACCAACAATAAACAAAAGTAATAACACAAATGTTTCATTCGAAGCGTTTGTTAAATGGCTTTTCAAAGTCGATTCAACTATGACTTCAAAACAATTAAAGGTTATTGGTTGGTATGGTACTAACATTGTTCATTGGAAATCAATCGGAAATGTTATTGTTAAACGTGGTAAATATCACTTAACAAAAGAATGTAAAGAGGAAGGAAATTCACTTTATAGGCGTACACCAAAAAGACAAATAAAACATTATAAATTTTGGGCTAATCGATTCGAAGAATTATACTACGAAGAGAAAAGAAAAAACCAACGAATTTATTATCAAGCCATTCACGAAGAAAGAGAACATAAAAATATTAACTCCTTTCTTCATACTATGGAATCACTCATTGAGCAATATAAATATTTAAAAAAAACGCTATGAGTAGAAGCTATAATATATGGAACGAAATTAACTCGTGTGCATATTCAAGTGCCAAAAGTTATGGAATAAAAGACCATTCGGAAATCATTTCCTTTTATGGTAGTAGCTCGACACACTCGAAAAAACTTGGTGTCATTAGATACACTAGGCGAAACTTATTCGGAAATTGGTATTCTTATTGTATTTTGTTAGATGATAAAATAATTCGTCAAAGATATTTTAACAATAAGACAAAAGAACATCGAAAAAGAATCCCACGATCCGTTGATTAAAATAGAAATTAAATAACTAAATTATGGAAAAAACAATATTAAATCCAATTAATGAAATAATATTTCAAGTCCTTTTATATAAAAATAATCATATTACTTATGATGATTTAATACAAGCAATTGAACAAATATTTCATCACTATCAAATAAAGAATAAAAAGAACTAAATTCTTTTTTTCTATGTTAGTTAGTTTGAACCCTCTAAGAATTCGAATCTCTTAGGGGGTTTTTTTATGCTCTTTATTTTCTTGATCTGATTTAACCACAAAAAAAATGGGGAAGAAAAAAATCAACCCCATCGTATTGAACCCTGTTATATTGAACCCTGTTATATTGAACCCAACTATGTTTAATGAATTGCTATTCGTTAATAAAAAAGTCTATAACCAAAATTAGTACAAGTAAAAATCCTGGTGCTAAAAATATTATTGCTTCCATTATTTATTTATTAGTTTCGTTATTAAAAGAGTAGCTAGATATATCATAAAGAAATATCCATACGAGTTACCTTGTCGTATCAGATCAACAATTGCTAAAGTAAGAAATACAATAGCCATCATTAGATTGATTACATTTACTATTATTATTATTTTATTTTCCATTATAAACTTGATTTAAATTTAGTAGACCTATTAAGTCTAGTATTTTCTTCCCTCAGCTTACGATTCTCTTTTTTTAGCTTTTGGTAGTTTGCAGATAATCTCTCAACTCTAGCGTGGAGATACTTTATAAGTGATTCGTTTATTGTCATTTTTTGTCTATTATATTAGGTAATCCATCATAGGTTTTATATTCTATATCAAGGTCGAGAGGAAACCCACACGACTCACAGAATACCAATGTATCTGTTGGATTATTGTAATTACATTGTTTACAATGTGTTTTAACATTGCTTTTAGATTTAGTCATTAACCAAATATGAGTCAGCTCAAACTTGCAACCTAACTGTTTACAATTTTGATCCGCTGATACATCTCTCATACTATAATAATATTCAGTCATAAACTTATTATATGCGTCTGCTTTATCCTTACCATCAATAGTATATTCAAACTTCTTGAGTTCTTGAAACTCTATCACGTAAGTATTATCTTGTTTGCTCATCTTATCCATCTTCTTATTTCGTTATACTCTCCTTGTTCTTCTTTGATAGATTGCTCAATTGTTTCTCTATCCCATTTTGGTTCAGATAATTTGTACACTAACATTTTAGTATAACGAATCCCATTTTGTAGATTCATCTTCTCTACACATTCAATAACTCCATAGTCAGATTTATCTTCTCCAACATATGTAACGTAGCCACTTAAAGTAACTCCCCACATTTCTAAATATTGTTTGCATACTAAGTCAAGCCAAGCAAAATAATGTCTAAACTTTTCGCCACCATTCCAAGCTAGGTATTGATTACCATATTGTCTTTTGATATGCCAATGATTATATCTACTTGGGTACGAATTCAGATCGTGTCTTTTATTTTGTAGTTCGTTAAACCTATCAACCAATACATCATCTAGGTTTTTACTCAACCTAAATTGTCCAATAAATTGTGTGTTATATCCCATATTAATTAATATTTATATTTTCTAATTGCTCAACGTTTTCTTCTAAGTTATCTATAACTTCTTCAGTTAAGTTCTCATCATCAATAGATGGTAATCTATCAATGTCTTGCTTTAATTCTTCCATTCTTTTTAAAGCCCTTTCTTGTAATTTTAAATAATAAGTAGTTAGTGCCATAATTAATATATTTGTCCTAAGTCTCTTAATTTTTGTTTTCTTTCGTGTTCCAACTTGTCTCTTAACTTTCTTGTTGCTTCCTCTTGAAAATCATAATCTTCTATTAATTCTCCATCGACTAACTTATATTGTAGTTCAGTTTCACATTCCCAAGAAGTCCAATAAGTATTAAAGTGTTCATATCCTATATCAAGAATGTCATCATCTTTTTTATACTTATTAACATCGAAGATTGCAGCTTCTTTTACTTTTGGGTTATCTCCCATACCATCATATAAATTTGTCATTAGTTTCTTAACGTACTTTATGGCGTCTTTTTTATACTTAAAGTATACTCCTGTATCTTCATCTATCCAACCCTCATTCATTCCCTCATCAGTAATGCTACATTGTCTAGCATATCTCTCGTTATCGTATACATTGTGTTCACTAATATAAATCTTTTCGCTACCCTCAGATCCATCGAAATAGAACTCAGCATACTCGTCAGTATAGATTTCGTGTGCTTCAGCTCTAGCTTCTTTAACTAGTTCTTGAAATTTAGTTACGACTTCTTTCCAAGATGTAAATACTTGGTGGTCGTTGTAATCTTGAAGATTACTCGTAGTATGTAATATATAAATTCTCATAGTAATTGTTTTAAATTAGAATACTAATATACAAAAAACTAGACTTATGTACAACTTATATACAATAAAATATATATATTTATCAGATCAATGAAGAGAACAAAATATATAATCATATCGATAATTTGGAGTTTGATGGTCTTTGCTTGGACTTATCTATTACTTTGGTGGTTTGCATAACCCCATTATGTTGAAAACCCCATTATGTTGAACCCTATTAAGTTTAGCGAATAACGTACACACCTTTGTTTGCGTTAGCTAGAAAGTATTGTGTGCAATAACGCAATGAATCTATGTGGTGGTCATACTTTTGTATTGGCTTAGTATTTCTTTCGTGCCATACATAATTATTTAATTCCTTTATCAATTCAATACTACTTGAATCTACAATCAGATCGTAATCTTGTAATAAAGCTATACCCGTTAATATTGAACCTTTCCTTTTTATAGTTGGTTTTATATTACAATACCCTTTAAGTTCATTGATTAGTCTAGGTTCAGCACTATCACATATAATCAGCTCATCGTTTGCATATCTACGATTTGCTTCCCCTATCTCTTGTGTCGACATACCAGGTTTACAATACATTGTCTTTATCCAAATCTTCTTTAATGCTTTACTTATCCCTACTTTTATAAGTACAGTCGGATCAATCGAGAAGCCAAAGTCTTGACCATAAATAGATTCTACTTCCTCATTAAATTCACCGACTTTCCAATTAGTAAAGATAACACCCTCAGCTTTATCTAGCCAACCCCCAAGTATTTGATGATTGTATCTATCAGGTCGTCTACGTCTTATATCTTCTAGTTGTAATAAAAATGATTCAGAAAGATTTTCTTCATTGTCTTTGAAAGTTGTGTGAATATATGTAACATTGTCGTTAGATAAATTTACACTTGTGTTTACACCCTTACCAGCAAAGAATCTTTGGTATATCCAATGCTCTTTAGTAGCAGGGTTTAATATTAATATAACCCTGTTAGGTTTATTTTTTGATCTGACAGATTGGTCTATCTTATCGAAGTCCTCTTCCTTAGTCATCTCCTCAGCTTCATCAAGAACCCAAGTAGTAATTCCATTTATGGATTTAAGTGCTGCAGTTTGATTACCAGCACTTGTTCTAATCCCTTTGAAGATTATTGAACTACCAGTACTTATGTTTAAGATTTCATCTTTAGTTATTCTAAAGTGATGCATTATGTCATATAGTTGTAACTTCTCAAGGAACTCTGGAATGATTGAGTTAGACGCACTAATCATTGTATACCTAGTAAATAGTATTTTATGTCCTTGTTCAAACGTTAGGAACGCTAAAAATGTAGTTATTGCAAATGATTTACCACTACCTCTACCACCAGTTATTACAAAATACCTTGAGTCATTTCCAAGTGCATTATATTTTTGGTTAAGACTTGGTTTCTTCATCTATATCTATTGTGTTCTCTTGTTCGTTTCCTGTGAATAGATTTTTAATATTGATGTTTACATTCTTTTGGTTGTCATCATCGCTATCGCCAGGTTTACCAAAACCATATTCCATTAATAGTTTTGCGTGTGGGAAAGAACCTTTCTTAGCAAACATTGCAGTAGATTCAAAAAACTCTTCTTGTGATCCGAATACTTTACTAATGGCATTTTGTGTATGGATTGTTGCTCTATTGCGTTTAGCTTTATTAACTCGCAATGAACTATTTGCATCTAGTACATCAATATTTCTTACACCTTTCTTCCTACCATTATTCTTACGACCATCGTTTTGTTTAACGTATTTATATTGTTTAGGTTTTCTCCCCATAAATTTCGTGGTTATCTACTTTTCTTTCTAAATCTAAATGTGCGCGGAGAAGTTCATCGTGGTCTTTAAGTAAATCCTCATACTTAATTCTCCAATAGTGAACCTCGCTATATCTTTTAAGTGCTTGATTACCCTCTTGAAGTAAAGCGTTTCTTATTCTATTGTAGCTAGACATAATAGTATCATTATATAGGGCAATCATATTGAATACTTCTAACCCGTGTATAACTGTGGCGTGTTCTCTATTAACACTTTCACCTATCTCTGCTAATGAAGCGTGTGTAAACTCTTTACATAGTTTAAAGTAAATTGCTCTACCATAAACATACTTTCTTATTCTACTATTTTTCTTAATGTTAATCTTCAGATCCTTAGATACTAAGATTTTTATCTGTGACAATGTCAAGTTCGTGTTTGTACTCATATTGGTTTAATTCTAATTTTATTTGTTTATATGTTTTTTCTTTTGCATATTTTAATGCTTTTAGTATTCCTGCACAAACTTCATACATTTCTTTTTGTTCAAATTCATACAAGTCATCTACTAAATCTTTATACGATACTCCTGCAACTAAATCTCTTAAAGTTAAATAATAACTTTGACTTATTTGTTCTTTATAGATATTCTGTTCTAAGGTATTGATTGATGCTCTTTGTTTTGTCATACATATAATCTTTATAAATTTCACACGCTTTTTCTACTTTCTTCTCTGCCCCATCTAAAGTTTCTTGCGTTACAGGAAATGATTTTATCTCTCCTGTACTCTTATCTATAACTAAGAAAACAAAGTTTTGTACTTGGAAAATCTTTGTATATATGTACGCCTGCATATCATAATGATATACTTTTTTTGCTTTGTAACCCCAACCATCTAAAGTTTGAGTTGTCTTAATATCTATTATCATATCAGATCGTAAGTAATCTGCTTTAGCACTAAAGGGGAAACCAAATAGAGTATCAATCCCTGGTTCCTCAGCTACACCTTTTCTTAGGAACTCACTAGCTTCTATGTTAGATTCAAATGTGCTAATTAAATAACTCATAGACTCTAACTCTCTATTAGTCATAACTTCTAAGTGTGGGTTATCTAGTTCAGCATCTTTAAACTTCTTTGTTGTTCTAGTACTTGAGTCAACAAATAAGTAATTATGTTGAATTTTTTCTTCTTCTAATAACAAAGTATGAAACAACTTACCCTCTCTAATTGCTTTGTTTCCACTTATATTTTCTCTAGTGAATTTCCTATATGCTTGTGGTGATTTATATAATGGTTTCGCACTACTTGATGATAATGCGTTTTTACCTAGATAACCATAATAAAATTCATCATCATACATTTTTAATTTTAACTCATCTTTGTTCCATTCGGAATTGTCTAATAATTTAATCATATTTGCTTTGTTTTAATATTTCTATACATAACTCTTTTGGTAACATACTTCTATTGTGATTCCCACTTACTTGACATATACCCATTTGTTTTACTTTCTTTGCTTCACGATCTGTTTTTTCGTGGTGACAATCTTTGTTGCCATTAAAACATTGTGGTCTAGGTTTCCACCCACTCGTATTGAACATCGGATCAAACAAATTATTAGTCCAAACATCAGTTGGCTTAGCCATAGTCATACCATATTTACAATACCATATTGTTGTTCTAGGTAAATCTTTAACTACATCTAATGATCTGAGTCTCCCTCTAGGGTTTTCCATATACCAATACTTAGGATTAAATTCATTAATTATGTCTAATGTCTTTTGTACCATCTTAACTCCATACTTTGCTTTGTCACTTATTGGTGTCAGCTTATCCCAATGTCTCCATAGTGCTGCGACGCTAAAAGAAGTACAAGGTGGACTCGCCCATATCAAGTCTGGTTTAAATGGAACTTTAGAGATGTCAAAGTCAAATACATCAACAACATAGTCAACGTTACCAAATTGACGATAGTCAGAACTAAATGTATTGTGACCTAATCTTTGTGCTTCTTTACTAAAAGTACAACTTCCTGCAAACAACTCTAAAACATTCACTCAACAAATATAATAAACAATTTATAAACAAAGACTATTCATCTTGCATTTCTAAGAATTTTTCTAATGCACCTAATATTCTCCAAGCTGATTTACCTAAATGTAAAACACCATCATCATCTATTGGGTTTTCTATATGGTCTAACAAATGTCTTACACAAGCATCTAACTCATCTTTAGATTTAGACCTATCCCAATGTAAAGGTGTGTTAGGGTTATGTTGTTCATTTCCAATGTAACTTACTTTAGAAACGTATCGAATTGCTTTTGGAAAATATTTAAGAACACCACTAAATACTGGTTGTTCTTTTCTGATCTGATGTTTTGTTTTACTCATAATACTTCTGCGTCTATTATTGGTAACATTGCAATTTCTTTTGATATTTTTGCATTGTTAGAAAATTGTGTTGTTTTTGGTAATTCTTTCATAAACCAAGTTGGGCTAACAAAAAACAAATTCCATTTGTATACACCCTTTGGTGTTGAATTAATATATATAGGAAGATCAAAATTATCATTAGCTTTAAATATCATTGCATCAAACTTACCTTTTTCTATAACTAATTCGTCATAATGTTTCTTACGACATTTTAATTCTATTCTATGTTTTGTTTTAGGACTATAACAATCCCATCTACTAATTGGACTATTACTCATAACTAAGTCAGGGTAAACTTTTTCTTTTAAGTATATGAATAAATCTTTTTCTATCATAAATATAAAGTATAGACCTCTCTTAATCTTACTAGCTTAGAATTAAAACAACTACCACAACTAGTCGCTACATCATTTGTGTTAAAGACATAGTTATATATATTTAACAAATCTCTTTGTTGTGCAGCAGTTATCGTATTAGTGTTTTGATTAAAGAAGTCAGTAAGATAATTAAATTGTCCTTCGCTTAAACACTTAGGTTTATTATAAGGGTATAATTGATTTAAAGTTTTCTTACGATTATCACAACCACAATCTTTTCCAAGAGCATCAAAGATAGTGTCTACTACTTTCTTTATGCCAGTTGCTTTAGTCACTTTCTCAACACTATCACCTAAACCACTAGATTGCTTTTCGTATTTAGCAACCCATTGTTTATATGCTTTGGTTCTTTTGTCTTTTGGTTTGTTAGGAATTTTACTCATCTTTATTATGTTTAATTAAATGGAAGTCACCATTAATATAATCTTGGTAATCCTCGTTGAACTTACTATTTATTATTTGCTTATAGTTCTTACAACTATTAAATATTGATGTTACTGATATATGAGAATCCTTAGCTAGTTTCCTCATACTAATATCAGTTTCATAATATATTTTAAATAATTTTTGATCGTACCATCTATCCCAACCATCTACTTCTTGTTGTATGTTATCTAATATTATTTGTTGTGCATAATCTTTATTTCTTTTATGATATGTATCATTAGCGTCATCAATCAATGGAAGATAAGTTTTGTGATTCTCATTGTTTTCTCCAAGTTCATCTATACTAATCATTCTATGCTTAGATTTAGCTTTTAAATAATCGTTCCATAAGTTTTTGATTGTTATATAAACGTAGAACTTATTAGGTTCAGTCTCGTTATACATTATTTTTTTAGGATCTGATATGTACTTGTTAAGTTTTAAGTACATTTCGTGAATAAAATCTTCTACTAAGTCATTACGTATTCCGATTGATAATCCCATTGCTATCCAAAGATTGTGATATTTAGATAGAAGTTCCATCATCTTATATAGAATATGTTTATCCAAAAGAAACCTAAACTAAATCTAATTAAGTCAGCAAATTCGTCAGGAAATATTTCTATGTCATCTACGTAATCTAAACCAATTACAAAACCTTTAATCCACTCAAATTGAATACTCATTACATAAAATTAAATTGCACTCTGATTCTATCTTCTTCACCATAAAACTTACTCATCTTATTAATAACCACAATGTTTTGATCTTGTTCATATACTAAACCCTCTAAAGCATCAAAAAATGCTTTGTTTAAATTGTCCGGTAAGTCCGGCTTAGTAGTTTTATAGTTAAATTGTTGCTTTTTCTTTTTTGAGAAACTCTTAGGGTAACTAAATATATACTCTAAATAGTTAATCTTAATTATTGATCCAGCTTGTACAATTTCATATTTGGTAGGTAGTTGCTCACTAACTAAGTTACGTAATTTATTTTGATAATCGGTAATCTTTTTTGGTTTATATCTTCTTCCATTCCTAGCAAATCTAAAAGATTGATGTGCTTGTGGTTTGATCTGAATGTCTAAGGTTAACAACATTAAAAAGGCGAATTGTTATATTCTTCAACATCATCAATTACAATTGGTAAACCTTGTCTTACTTCAAATGCAAATGAACTAAATGGTATTCCCCTACTTTTTTTACATTCTACAATTACAATATCTTTATTCGCAGGTGATGTTTGTACACTTATTTGTGTCTCTGTTTTCTTCTCTAGGAATGAACCAAGATGCCCTGTTGCTTTTGAGTTATAGAAATTACTATGTATCACAGTGATTATATGTATGTTATAATCTAAAGTCCATTTCATTAAATAATGTATAACCTTATTAGATTTCTCTATATCATTTATATCGTTTAATAAATCTGCAACACCATCTATAATAACTAATCCTACATTCTCAGATTTTGATATATGCCAATCTATAAATTCTAATCTTTCATTAGGTAAAAATTGTCTTAATGCATATGTTTCATATCCAACACAATCCTTACACATCTTATGCACTCTATTGAATGTTCTTTGTGCGTGGTATCTACTTTGCTCTGTATCATAATGTAATACTTTTTTAGTACCTCTATACCCTCTTATATCTTTAATGTAAGTTTCGTGTGAACCCATATAAGCTGACGCTAATAAACTAACAAGAAATGTCTTTTTACTTTTTGGTCCTGCACTTATAAAACTAAAGTTACCATATGTTCCTAATGGTATAGGTTCTTTGTTAAATGCTAATCCTTTCGATAAAGCTATTGGTGGTTCTTTTATTTCTTCATTAGAATCTACGTAGCTTTCTTTTAATATCTTCTCAAACTTCTCTTCAAAATTTATACTATAATTCATTAATTAGGTCGTTTATTATAAGGGTTATTTTATTCTTGACATCACCTACAAAATCATCAATATCTAAATCAGTTTTGATTTCATTAATAACAATGTATTCATATAGGTTTACTCTTAGTTTTTCAAAATGCTCTTTCTTACTTATTTGTATTACACTTCTAAAGTTATTTAAAATGTAAGTATTAAAAAAATGTAATAACATTGGTTTATCATTATACAATTCTTGCTTATCAAATTTCTCAGTTATATACCATACTAGAAATCTTTCTAGCAACATATTCTTTAATTGCAAGTTGTTTATATCATTAATCAAATCATCAAACATATCAATTGTTATTTGATCTGATAGTCTATTATATATTTTATTTATCTTTTTATCCATAAAAAAAGGGGAAGCGTTAACTCCCCCTTACAATTACCAATTATTGAAAAAACTACTAATTAAAAAGGCAAGTCGTCACTGTCTGCAGAAACCACTTGCTTTGCTGTTTCTTTGGAATCTTTTGTTGCTACGCTAACTTTACCATCAGTCCAAAATACTTTGCCATTACCTATATACTTCTTAGGCGTTTTAGCATTTCTTTCTTCCTCAGTTTGTTCATCGTACATTGATATATTTTGACCATACTCATTAGTAAAGTCGCTTATAGAGATCGTGTAGTTTTTATATTTACCATCTCTACCTTTAATTCCAATTGTTCCTAATACACTCATATTAATTTTATTTAGTTATTACTTTACGATTATCAATTGCTTCTTGCAATTTCTTTTCCACTACTTTAGACATTTTATATTTATCCATAATAGAATTTAATGAACCACCCTCTTTAATATAATTGAGTGCTTTATCAAACTTCTCAGTTTTATCTTTTAATACTTCCAATACCTTAACACCGTGTGTATTTGATGCATCAGAATCTTGTGTATCATCTATTAAGAATAAATTACCTAAAGCATATTTCTTTGCATAAGAAGAAGCACTTCCAGTCTTTTGCGGGTCTGCTTGACCTTTCATATTGAAGTCAATTACAGCTTGTGCTTTGCTTTCTATTTGCATATCTACTGAATCACAATCAATTAACTTGGCTGTAGATTCAATGTATAAACGCCCACCCTTTTCTTTGATGGTATCACTAACTTTAAGTGATAGTTTATATTTCATAGTAAGTGGTTTGACACCCTCAAGAATGTCCTCTGCACTTCTATAATTATAGTTACCAAAATTATTGCGTCTTTTTTTAGGCACATTAAGTTCAGTTTGAATTGCTAATAATTTTTCTGAAATATTCATTTAATTTAATTTAGTTATACAAATGTATAAAAAATAATTAACATTTTATATATAATTTGAAATGATCCAAATTCCAGGTTTCTTCAGATCATCACTATCTACGTGAATATGGTTTTTACCTATTCCAAATCTTCTAAATCCAACCATAGACAAACCCTCTATAATTAAAAGTCTTTTTCTTGTATCAGTACATCTAATATCACAAGCACGACCAATTAAATGACTTGATGTAGATAAACCACCTTTTTTTATATTCTCTTTAGGACTTCTATAACCACTTAATATTTTAAACTTAACACCAGCTATATCTCTAGCTTCGTCTAAGCAATGTAAAAATTCTCTATCCATATAACCATAACCACTCCCTGGCATATCAGGAGAATCAAACTCATCATATTGAAAATATCTAAGTTCCATTAAACAAATTTAATTGTGTTGTTGTATTATGACTAGCATCATAACGTTTATTATCTCCTTTTGGGTAAGGTTCTATATTGTAACTTAATAAATTTATCAATCTTTTCTTAAGTCGTTTACTAGCTAATATCATTATATATCTATGCTTTCTTGATCTTGGTATTCTTTCAAACCTCTCAGGGTGTGCATACATATAATCTACACTAAAACTACCACCTAAAGTTCTACTATGTTTATTAGTACCTTTTTCTTTCCAATCCCAATTGTTCTTTGTTAACCCAGTGTATATCCAATTAGTTGCTTGATATATATAACCTTGATGATTTTGGTCTGTATCAGCATATGAAACGACAATCATTGGTTGTGGTAACTTATAAAAAGTGTGTGCTACAAAATATGATAAAGTGTTCTTAGGTAAGTTATCATTTACTACTAACCTATTTAACTCTAATACATTGTTTTTATATTTCTTACCACAAACATTTTCACACAACTCTTTCGATATAGGATTACCATATGTACAAACTCCTATCAGCTCATCACCATCATATAATCCAAAAGAATATCTAATGCTTGGAATACGCTTTGCATAATGTTTATACTTAAACCATTCCTTAGTTTGTTCTTTAGGAATTGATCTGATTATAAATTTTTCTATTTGTGACATTTTTATATATTTGCAAATACGTAGTCGTAAATCTACGAAAAAAGTTACAAACTTCAATAGAGATATTGTTGGTTCAGGTAAATATTGAAATTTCTTTTTCTCTAGGGGAACTTTTTCTTTTCTTTCTTTTACCCTTTTCTTTCTTTTCTTTTATTTCAATAACTTACGTATTATCTCTTTGTAATACATATATTCATTTAATGCTATTGTTTTAGCAAAAACACATTCATAATCTTCTATTTCTTCTTCATATTTAATTGTGGCTTTGACATTATTCAGATCAATTCCATTTATTAAATCATTCCACAATTGACAATAAATATCAAATTGTCTATTATTCATCTCTTTATACCTTGACCTCTATACTTCTTTTTATAACCTACTTGATTCTTAGATGCGTTCTTAGAATGAACGCCAGGTCGCTTTTTCTTTTTTGGTGGAATGTAAATTGATACTTTAGCTTTTCTTGGCATTATTTACTTATAGATTTAAACTTCTCTGCTCCTCTTGAACCAAAGTATGCTACATAAACTGTGATTAAAAGAGATTTAAGAAGATCAATCCAACCATTGTCAACACTAAAATCTAACCCACTCGAATCAACAAATATTAATAACACCATAGATATAGTTAAAAATATTAACGCCATAGGTCTCGTGTTTTTACTTAGCCAAGAATCTGATTGCATATCACTAGACCACCTTTTTGATACTTCTTGCATCTCAATAGTGTCTTGATTAAGCAATGCTAATGCTTTTTCTTTATCTTCTTGTGGTAAAGTTTCATCTTTACTAATTAAGTTCTTTACAACGCCAAATACTCCATTGTCTGGTAATACATCACCTAATGAATCTATTATAGATGATCCAGCACCTTTAAGAAACTTACCTACTTTAGTGTCTTTTAGTTTTTTCTTACTCATATTACCATATATTTACTTTTACCATTTTCTTTATATGCTTTTAAACATCTACCTCTATTTTCATCTTTACTAACATATGAAACGTGAACCCAATTTGGATTGTTGTCATCACCAAATTCCCATATTAATTGGTCGAAATCCAGGTTAGCTTTAATATACTCAAACATTTCAGAATTAGTTTTATGACCAAAAGTATCATCTATATCAATTGCTCTACCTTGACAATGTTGAGATTTTGTACTACCACCAATTGCTTTATTCAGCTCGTCAGATCTAAACATAGAATTAATCTTGATAGCACCACCTACCCAATCTCTTAAAGGTTCAAATATATTTGTTGCGACTCCAACCATATTTGTTATTTGATAATCACTTGGAGTGTTATCAATGTTCAATCGTAAACTAGTATTAGAATATATAGCTTCTTTATAACTAATATGTTTACTTATACGATCCATTTACTACATTTTTATTTTCTTCAACCAAGCGTTCCACTTAGCTGATACATAATG